AAAACATCGTTGTGCAATAGTTCTTCCTTCTATCCTAAACCACACGTGATTAGACATGTGTTCTCGACGAAGATTTTCACAATACCGAGAGTTTGTTCCCACTAAAAAATTATTTTTATCTTGGAACACTTTTGTAATTTTAGAATTATTTTGTCCTTCCAAATTTTTTTGAATAAAAGATTCGATTTGAAAAATAATTTTTTCGTCCGTGTAAACATTCTTTGTTTCCCGAAGAGAAAAGCCACCTTCCTCACGTTTCGATCCTTCGATTATAACGGGGTTCGTCACTTGTGTACGCAGCGTAGACATGTGCATAGTATCAACATTCGGACCCTTATCATGGATACGAGTAAGACCCCCGTTTGCATGTGTGTACATGAGTACCGGTTTGTAAGCTCCATGATATTCACGCTTAACATACTTATGAGCCCACGGCATCCGAAAACCACTACCCTTAGAGGTTCGTCGCCCACCCCCGTACACGGCCGTGTCCACTATATCACTCCACGACTTACCTGGAAACATCAGATTCAACGACGATACGATGTGAGAATGCAGCGCCATGGCTGATCCATGATCGACGACAAAATCGGGCCAATTCATGTGGATACCATACTTAATCACACCTTCACCACATGTCTTTGGTTCAGCCACGGATATGAGAACATCTTTTCCACCAAAATGCGTAACGCGGTCACAAATTGTACGGGTATACTCTTCGAGTCGCTCGAATGGTATATCTTCTGTATCTTTGTAATCGAGATCAACGAAAAAATTAAACGTATCCGTTTTCTGTTCAACAAGACAGACACGTTCACCGGATTTCACACAGTCAACATATATCGAGTAAAATTCATTCAATCTATCAAAAGGAACAGATAGACGGCTATTAGATCCACCGTCCATGAGCACATGTGATAGATTGGAGCCTTCCTTAAAGACGAAATCGCCTTTCAGGCACCTAGATCTAAACATACTTACATTTGTATAGGGGTTTTCTTTTAATACTCTTCTTCGTGCCATATAGAAGTCCTGCACGACACATCCCTGTATTCTTCCTCTTGGGTACTAAGTTCTTTTTTTTCTACTAAAAGTTCGTAGACTGTTTTGGTTTTAATGGTTTCTATATACTGATCCGCTCTCTCTTCGCTATAAGACTTCCTATCGATTAACAGTTCTTTAATTTGCTGAAGGATATAGTTCTTCGACTTCATTATTTTATAGAAAATGTTTTTCTGTTAAGAGAAGTCACGCATGCGTAAAATTCTGGGTTGTTCACGACATTTTTTACAATTCGTTCCCAACATCTTCGTACATTGAACTCATGTAATGTATCGAAGCTCATAAAATCATTCTCGTCATACGTTCTTTTCATGTGTATTTTCTTAGTCTGCATTTTATACTTTTCTTCGTTAAACCTGCGTATAAGCTCTAATTGTTCAGTTTTTGAATAATCAACAAAAAATATAAATACTGTATACTCTAGCTCGACACTGGGGCTTTCTTTTACTGTAAATGAATAACTGGTATATTCTCCGCTTTTCAAAGAGACGACACCTCTAGTCTCTTCCTCTAGTTCACGTAATGCACATCGTATAGGACAAAAGATCTCGCGACGTCTACATCCCCCGGTTACAAAAATCCACTCTTTGAATCTTTTGTCTCGCACCGTGAGAAAACGGGGTGTATCACCAGCAAACGTTACGGGTATAGCTATAGCTTTATGTTTTTTCATTGCTCATTAGCCTCTACAATCCCCTGATAAGATTATTGAGGCGAAAGTTTCTCAGGCATGGACATAGCTCCCATGGTCATCATGGGTTGATTCTGCGGGTCAAAAGTGGGGGTCGCACCCTGACCGGCGTCATCTAGATTCGCCGCCGGCGCGTGTGCACCGCTCTCTTCCTGTTCCATATACATCTCATCTTCCTCGGCTGCGCGATCGAGAACATCCTTAATTTGGGTGATATCATCCTTAGAACGCCTGAGTTCACGGTACATATAAACGGATGCAACAACACAAACGGCTACGGCTACGAGAAGTGCGGTCTCGCGATCAAATGCAAACATGCTGTAATTATTACGGTCATCTTGTTTTTAAGTAGATACAATTACACCCATATTGGATCTTTCAGTGGCTGGACACTGATATCCCTGTTGTCCAAATTGTATTTCCTGGTAATGGCCATCTTTGCATTTTGCATTCTCTACTGGAATATATTTATTAAGTGTTCCGGATTTAGGATCGTAGGTGATCATAAAAACGAAAAATACGAGAAATAAGAATCCCCACATTTAATACTAGTTGGGAAAATACTACGTGTTCATTTAGTTGCTGTACATTAAACCGCCCATACCATTTTCTATGCGTAAAATGTTAAGATTTACACCGTACACATCGGCATCGAAACCAGGGCCACCTTCAGTTAAAAGGCGAGCGCTGTCCAATCGGCTGAAATTTAAGCTGCCGGTCGGTTGAAGCTTGCCAGTATCTAAGCAGAAGGGGTAGATGAAAAGTTTCTTGGAAGCACCGTCAGCGGCAACGGTCGTGGTAGACGTGTAAGTTAAACCGTCAATCGCAGCCTGAACTTCACCAAGCGCGGAGATAGCAGGAGCCGCGGAAGAAGTCGTCGTGGTAGTGACGATCTCCAAGGGCTTGGAAGACGACGTGTGGTAATACTCGCTGATCGCCGTGTAATGAGGATCGGTGTACTTGAAGTCGGTAACATCAGTGCCGTTAATCTGGAGCTTAATCTTAGAATTATCATTAGCGACACCTAATACCGCAGGGTGATAAGAAGTTAAATACTTCACGGGATGGTTCATATTGATTTCCTGAACAGTCGAGCCAGAAGCGATAGACTTCTGAGTCTGGGTGATGAGCATGTTCTGAGGAGTGTTCGCGAGGGCACCGCGCTCGTCGGTATCGAGATAGATGAAATTCGCGAAGCACTCCCACGTACCTGTAAGATCAGGTCCCCAAGTAATACGAAGCTCGACATCGTGGTATTGAAGACTGACGAGGGGCAGGGCAGACTGCACATTTTCGCAAAACGAGAATCTGAGAGGATAAAATCGGCTCTTGGCGGCCTCGCCGTAGCCACCCTTGGACTTGGAGGTGTTTTGCGCAAAAACGGTAGGCGCGATGTACTGAGAAAAGTGACTCTCTTGAGTGTCAATAACCTGGCCACCCACTAACCATTCGACCTTGGCGATGCGACCAATCCACTCGGCGGGAGAATACGAAGCAGTTCCACTGCGAGGCGCGATGTAGACGTACCCGAGAAGATCGCCCTTGCGCTCAAATCGGACAGTCGACATACCGTTCGCGGTGGGGTTACCCTGGATAACCTGCTTCTCGACGGTCTGAGAAAAATTCGTATGACGTTTGTATGTAGAACGGAAAAATGACACCTCGGGTTTTCCAACGATATGGGCATCCTGAGCACCGATTGCCACGAGTTGTGCGATTCCACCTGACATGTTTTATATTATACTACGGTTTTATTTTTTTAAGCATTAGAATAGGGGGACATGAGGATGAAGAGACTCGGTAAGAAGTAGTGAAACTATTCCAATCATAGCGAGTCTACCGTTCACGAGTTCCGTCTCAGGCTTCCAAAACCCCTGAATATAGCCCTCATCATTAGGGTTGGCTGCTGTACCTAGGAATGCGAGAGCTGCGACTGCGACGGAGAGTCCGACGTTATCGTGGAACTGTGTGCTGATAGAGTTACCGGTCATAACTTCATCAATCACCGCGGCGGTAAATCCAATCATAGCTGCACGACCGTTTACACGCTCTGCAACAGAGAGGAAATCATTAGGACGTTCAACCTTCTTAAGAGGGGGAACTCGAGAAGAAGTCGTCCTAGGCTTGGACTTGATCTTAGACGGTGTGTTAACAGCGACGATAGGCTTGAGCGCAGCAATGCAGGACATTGTACTTTTTATACAAACGCAATCTTTAAGCGATTCGCTTTTCGAGCTCAACCAATCGCGTGTACAAGGTTTGGATCATCTCATCTGGAGATTTCGCCACGTAATCCTGAAACTTCTGTCGCTCCTCTTCTAACATTGTGGTCAGCGCTTGAACGTTATTTTCATGATCTCTGAGACGCGTGTCCATATCAGCTACCGTTTGTAAGGCGTTATGAGCTTTATCTTTTGTAATTTGGAGTTCTCCATAAATTTCCTGATTAGATTTGACGAGGTATGCTATGAGACCTATGTAATCAACCGCAGCGGATTTACTACCCCACATAGAATAATCGGGGTCTTTCTGAGGATCGTCATCTACGTATGGTTTTTCGTCGGGTATTTCGGCATCATCATGATACCCTATGAGATGCCTAAGCTCTGGTGTATCGTAGTAAACATCTTGTGCGATGAGCCCTGATTCAACTCTTGTTTCGTTAGATTCACATCCTAAATTTACAGCCTTATCGTATATCTGTGGTTTTAATTTAAGAAGTGTCTGTGTCGCATTCGTTATGTAACGTTCGTTTGTTTTGATTCTATCGTCACTCGCGTAATGTGTATTATTTAGCCGCACTTGAGCACCGGAATAATAATTAAGATATAAAGGTACACTCCCCGCGGTGAACGAGGAATTTGAAAATACGTCTAAATGATGAGCTCCATTCCACCTATGCCATGAGTAGCTCGGGTTGTTGTATCTCATCCCCCAAAGCCCACCCGCGTTATATAAATGAGTACCCGCACCTGTTATGTAATACGAGCTTGATTCTGTGGATCCACCGGTGTACAAAGATCCAGCAGCGTTAACTTGGCTATGAACGTATAAGTTTTTCCACTTATACGACGTATGTCCAAGATCTATGTTGTTACCTCCGTGATTACCCCCATTTTGATCTGCGGGAATCA